GGTTAGCAGTTATACCCCTATTTCGGTAAATCTTACCGAATTAAAGGCCTTTTGCCGCGTAGACGGCAGCGCAGACGACGCGCTGCTAACTATGCTTTTTAGCGCAGCGGTAGAGGAATTTAACAGCTATACCGGATACCGTTTAGGTGCTACAACTGTAACTGTGGATACCGAGGGCGCGGCGCAATACGCGCTGCCCCTTGGTCCCGTTACGGCTATTACGAGCGTTACGGCTTACGACGACGAAGGCACTAGCACCGTGCTGGCTTTGTACGACGACTACGACTACATTAACACGACCCTTTCGCTGGACGAAACCCCCGCGCGAATGGTGATAGTTTACACGTGCGGCGATACCAACCCGCCGGCAGACGTAAAGCACGCGCTGTACCAACGCGTTAAATTTGGCTACGATTACGGCGACGACTTGCCGTACAATACAAACCGTTTCTTTGACCGCCTAGCGTTCCGCTACCGCCAAAACTTTAGCTAGTGCTTGACCTGCGCGTAGAGCTGTTTCAGCCGACCCTAACTACTAACGCTAGCGGCCAATCCATTAAGAGCTGGGCTAGCGCTGGTACGTTTTATGCCGGGCGCGACGTATTACCCCAGGCAGGTTCGGAAAATATGCCTTACGATCAAATGGTAAGCGCGTTTAATGTTACCTGGCGTTTGCGCTATGGCAACGCGGTAAAAGCTAACTGGCGACTGGTTTACGGCGGCGAGGACTACGATATAGTAAGCGTAGTGCCGGAAGGCCGCCGCAGGTACCTGCTCGTTAAAACACGACTGCGGGACAATGGCACGCGGTAAAACGGTTTACCTACGCAGCGAAAGCGGACGCGTAGAGGATTTCGACCAATTCCGCAAAAGATTAAGTAAGTTAGCCACCCCCGAAAACTTGCGTTTTAAGGAGCTTCGGCAGCTTTTAAAGCGCGAGGCCAAGCCGCTAGTAGATAAAGCCCGCCAAGAGGCTTACAATGACCTCAAAACTCAAAGCAGGCTAAAGGTGCGCGGCGGCGAAACGGTGGCCAAAGGCACAGCCGGCGCTTTTTACAACCTATATAAGACAATAGACGTCTTCGCTAACAAAGGCGACGTTAAGGCGTACGTCGTGGTCGGTTTGCGCAATAAATCAAAAAAGGGCGCCTATTACGCCCCTTGGCAGCTTTTTGGTGGAACGAAAAAAGGATTCAAGGCGAAAAAGTTTATTGACGCTGCGGTAGATAACGACAGCACAGCCGAAAAAGCGCAAAAACTTATTAGTAACTTTGTACAAAAGCGAATAAAGGCACACTTGCGGTGAACTACCTACAATATATATACGACGCGGTAAACGCTGCTACGGCAACGCCAGTATATTCGTATGCAGCCCCGCAGGGAGTAGCCGAGGACTTTATAGTTATTCAGCTTAACGAAATTGACGTAAGCGAAACCAAAGACAACTTTAAAGCCGAGCGCGTAGGCGCTACGCTATTCCTGCACTTTGCCAACGCGGATACCGCGCAAAGCACCCTTACCACCGTGCGCAGCTACCTGCAAACGGTTCACAACACTTTTACGCTGGCCTACATGGACGGCGCGCAAATGTTCTACAACGAAGACGACGAAACCGTTATACTAGCGGCAGATTTCACTTTTTTAATCAATTACTAAAATGGCTACAATTAGCGGCGGCGAAGTCCGCCTATTTTTAAGCACCGACGGCACGACCTACAAAGCGTTCGCGTCGGAAACCGAATGCAGCTTCGAAATGAACGCGGAAACGCGCGAAGTAACGAGCAAAGACGTAGCGGTATTCCGCAGCTACGTAACCAGCGCTAAAACGTGGAGCGTTAGCGGCACTATGCTGCTGGGCGACGACGACGCTAGCAACTGGAACCCGGACGAGCTTTACGGCAAGGTCGGCGACGTGGTTTACCTGCGCATTACCCAGGTAGCCGCTGGCGGCGTTTCACCCGTAACTGGAGAAACCAAAATCGAAGGCCAGGCGATCCTTACGCAGCTTTCGGTTTCAGCACCGGACAAGGATAACGGTAGCGTAAGCTTCACGCTGAACGGTACCGGTTCGTTTACTGTAGGAACTAACTAATAAGCGCCATGGAAGGGAAAAAGTTTACGCTGGGGGCAGCGCTTTTATTTGAGGAAGTAACGGGAAAAACCGTTACCGACTTGGGAAACTTAGGCCTAGCAGATATGCTGGCCATGCTTTACGCGCAGGAGTTTTGGGCGGATAAAGACCGCATCAGCTTCGACGAGTTCAAAGCCATGGCAGGGGCCTGGGATATTTCCGAACTTACCCAGCGGCTTAACGGCCCTTTTTCCCCGCCGGCGGCCCAGTAGACGTACTGGGTCAGCTGGTAGGGCGTTTGGGGTTAGCCCCGAGCGAAGCGAAGACGCTAACGCTACCGCAGCTAGAAGCTGTTATTAAGCACGGCGTAGAGGCTCAAAAGGACGAATGGCGGCGTACCCGCTGGCTAGCAGCCGTGCTAGTCAACGTAAGCGGGAAAAGTGTTAAAAAGGTGGTTACGGAAACGGAACTGCTTAAATTTGATGACGAGAAAAAAGAAAGCAGCCTACGGGCATTATTAAGGAGCTATGGCGAACGACGTAACCAGTAAGGTAATTCTAGGGCTAGACCCTAGCGAGTTCCGCCGTGGTATTCAGCAGGTAGACGCGCAGTTAAAACAAACTAGCCGCCTATTTGGGAACCTTGGCCAAATAATCGGGGCGAGCTTTGCCGTCGCAGTTATTCAAGATTTTACCGCCGAGGCCATACGCCTTGGCAGCGAACTGCAAACCGTTAGGCAGGGCTTCGCACGCTTCGGCGACGAGCAGCAGCTGCAAAAGCTGCGCACCGCCACGCGCGGACTAGTGAGCGACCTGGAGTTAATGAAGGTCGCCGTACAAGCCGGAAACTTTGGTATACCCATTGAGCAAATGGCCAACCTTTTGGCTTTTGCAACGCGTCGCGCGGCAGAAACCGGTCAAGAGGTCGATTACCTAGTGCAGTCAATAGTTACGGGTATTGGCCGCAAATCGCCGCTTATTCTCGATAACCTTGGCATTTCGGTTACGCGGTTAAAGGAAAAGTTTAACGGCGCAGCGCTTGAAGCCCAAAGCATAGCCGACGTTTCGCGCGCTGTTGGGGATATTGCCGCCGAGGAATTAGGCAAAATGGGTGGGGCCGTTGATACGGCCGCCGACAAAATGACCCGGCTTTCTACGAGCTGGACCAACATGAAGACGTCCATTGGCGAGAGCCTTGCCGGGCCATTGGCTTCGGCTATTGACTGGGCAATGGAGCTTACGTTCTACTTTCAGACCCTTATGAGCTTGCTAAGTAGTTTGCAAGTTGGGGCGAGGCAAGCGAACCAGGCCCTCGGTATCGGTGGAAGCACAAAGCCAGCCGCCGCGGCTACGAAGGCGCAGCCAGCGACTGCCACGGTGCAGGATCCCGTGAGAAGCATCTCGCTACTTCGCGAGAACCTTAAGGCCCTGGAGCAAGAGTATGAGAATGTGGCCATTGGATCGGCACGCTTCTACGAGCTTCGCAGGGCCATTGAGCAGGCTAACTACCAAATGGGTAGAGCCACGGGCGAAATATGGAGCGGAGCGAAGCAGGGGCTTATAGAGCTAGACGCTAAAGGCCTTACCCCCGTAACCAACGAGCTTACGTCGCAGAATATGGTATTACGCAGCAGCGTTATTCCAGCTTACGACGAGCTTACCAAAATGATTAAGGGCGCACGCGAACAGCTGGAGCTGGAAGCACAGCAGCTGCAATTCGCTAGCGCCGTAGGTGCCGAATTTGGCGTAATCTTAAGCAGCGCCTTTACGGCCGCCATGAATAACGGTACTAGCTTTTTTGACGAGCTACAAAACGCCATTAAGAATTATGTGCAGCAGCTAGCCGTAGCGGTAGCTACGACGCTGGCGCTTTCGGCTATCGTAAGCGCATTTACCGGCGCACCTTTAGGCGTAGCCTTTAGGGGCGTAGCCCAGGGCACCGGCCTAGGTGGGCTTTTTGGAGAAGGTGGTATTTTGAATATGAATGCCCGCGTAAGCGGCAGCGACCTGCTTTTAGGTACGCAGCGCAGCGGGACCAATTACGGGCGGATAGGTGGCTAAATACTTAATGCAGACGGCCGAAACGGCAACGCACACCTTTGCGCTGTATGCCGAGGACCGCGCATTTACGCCGGCCCCAGGCCTTACGTTTACCGTGGCGGACTGGAGTATAAGCTACCAACCCCAGGACCGTATAGTACCTGGTATTATTCCATGCCAAATGGACCTAACGGTTTTTGGCGGGTTTAAC